GGACAAAGCTCTCAATCAAAAAGAAACTACTGTTATCGACAAAACGGATCTGCAAGAGTTGCCAGACGTTGTTGAGCAACTTGTGGATGGGCGTGAAATTATTTTTCAGCCAAACGAAGGACCTCAAGAAGAGTTTCTTTCCTCAAGTGAAAGAGATGTTCTGTACGGTGGCTCAGCAGGTGGGGGAAAAAGCTTTGCCCTTCTTGCAGACCCCCTTCGGTATTGCCACAATAGCAATCATCGTGGGCTTCTTCTTAGGCGTACTCTGGATGAGTTAACAGAACTTATTGACAAATCTAGACAACTATATCCTAAAGCTTTCCCCGGTGCAAGGTTTAGGGAGTCAAAGTCAACATGGCACTTTCCGTCAGGTGCAACGATTTGGTTTACGTATCTTGACAAAGATAAAGACGTAACACGATTTCAGGGTCAGTCGTTTAACTGGATAGGCATTGATGAGATAACCCAATATCCCTCGCCTTACGTTTGGGATTATCTCCGTTCACGACTAAGAGCAACTGATCCTGAACTGCAACAAAATCTGTACATGCGTTGTACAGCAAACCCCGGAGGAGTCGGTGGTTGGTGGGTCAAGAAAATGTACATCGATCCATCAGAACACGGTTCGACTTTTCCTGCAATAGATATTGAGACAGGCAAACCTTTCTTGTGGCCCAAAGGTCACGAAAAAGAAGGACAACCTCTGTTTTATCGTAGGTTTATCCCTGCACGTTTGACCGACAATCCATACTTGTTGGCTGACGGACAATACGAAGCGATGTTAAGATCACTGCCTGAAGTTGAGCGTAAGCGACTTCTTGAGGGTGACTGGGAAGTAACGGAAGGTGCAGCCTTTCCTGAATTTAGTAGAAGTAGACATGTTACACCGTATTTTGACCTTCCTCCGAACTTCCCAAGAATACGAGCGGCCGACTACGGCTATGCAAGTCCTTCGTGTGTTCTTTGGGGTGCTATTGACTGGGATAATAATATTTGGGTTTATAGGGAGTTATACGTAAAACAGTTGACAGCAGAGCAACTAGCCGATAGAATACTACAAGTAGAACAAGAAGATCCGACACCACACTATACAGTGCTTGACTCATCGTGTTGGAACAAGACAGGGTTCGGCCCATCAATAGCAGAGACGATGATGAGATGTGGTGTGCGTTGGACACCATCGGACAGAAACAGACTGCAAGGTAAAATGGAAATACATCGTAGGCTTGCAGATGATCCAAGAACAGATGAACCTAGATTACGAATATTTCCGAATTGTGTCAACCTTATCAAACAACTTTCAGGTATACCTCTTAGCAAAACAAATGCAGAGGATGTGGACACAAAAGCAGAAGATCACGCATATGATGCACTGCGATATATGTTAATGACAAGGATGACAGGATATGTGTCGATTCATAAAACGCTTGGTGGCATCAAGAATCAGGTCTATCAAATGCAAGACCAAACATTTGGATACTAATAAATGGCTCAAGTAGCAGGTGGAGGTAGTAAGGCTGCTGTAATGGCAGACTTCAATCCCAAAGAAACAACATTAAGACAAGTAATAGGCGATTACGCTGAAGCATCTCGTGCTAAAGGATCGAAGCTTACAGGCTTTGAGGACAAGCTATTTAAATCAAAAGCTTTACAAACATACCTTGATAATCCTGTAACTGAACTATTTGATGGACACTGGGGAGATGCAGATAATCCTTTAATAAAAGTTCTTAACTCTGTAGGTGAAAAAAGTAGAGGGGGATACTACAGTGCAATAGCTAGTATTGAGTCAAATGTATTTAGACAAATCAATAGACTCAGATTTAATGAAGAATATACAAAACTAACTGACACTGTTGCAAGACCTGAAAAAGGTGTAAAATATACATCTAAGTTTGGATATAATCCAGAGAGACTAGGATCTTTTCACGCTAATTTAGTAGAGTATGTAAAAAATAATCCTGACTCAAAACCTGTAGCAAACGCTTTGTTATTTCAACTTTATACAGGTTTTAGACCAAACGCTGCAGGGGGTTTAACCCCACTGAATATACAAAGACCACAAGTTCGTGGAGGTCCTCATGGTATCTTCATATCAGGAAGTCAGTTAGGTGCAAAGGGATCACCGATAAATGTACCATTGACAAGAAGAGCTATGGCAGTTCTTCAAAGTCAAGAGATGTTTAATGAAAACAAATTTGGTGGTCAACAATTTATTTTTCAAAAAAAATCAGGTAAAGAAATAAAACCGATTGATGATAAAGACATCACAGGTTTACTTAAAAAGATGCAAAAAGCAAATCTTATACCTGAAGGTTTGAAAGTAGATGTAACAGGAGTTACTCCTAAATCATCTGCTAATCTAACAGCTTATGATTTAAGAAGATTACATGCAACAACTTTAGCTTTTTTACAAGTTCCTATTGAAAAAGCTGCCATGTTAACTGGTAGAGTTGTAGGTAGTGGTGGAGAACAAGCACGTTATATAGGCGTAAGTCCGGGCGTGTTCAACCCAAAAGGAGCAGCTCTTGATGCTAACAAACTTACTGATTACATGTATCAAGAATACAGTAGAGTCGTTCCGGGGGGTATGCAAGCTGCAGAAAAAGATAAGAGATTTTTATCTAGAAACAGAGATGTATTTAGTCCAAATGAACCTATAGAGTTTGTTAAACCTGAAACAGACACATTTAGAGGTACGTATGGTCAAGGAACAAAGTTAGTTCAAACTACTGATACTGATTTCATAGAGGGCGATTACAGAGTAATAGATGATAAACCTGTAGCAGCAATTGAAGATGCAAGTGATGCAACAAAGAAATGGTTTCAAGAAGCAGGTGGCACATTAAAAGAGAAAGTTGTCAAGGGAGCTAAAGCTTTAAAAGGTCCTGCTAGAATGGCAGTAGGTCCTGTGTTGTATGGATTAACAGTATCAGATGAAATAGAAGCGGCAGAAAAAAGATTTGATAGTCCAGATGCAGGCTTTCTAAGAAAAAGTATTTCAGATTTAGGCTTAGAAGATACTGCAGCAGGGATTGAGGGTAGAGTTGTTGCAGGAGCAAGAGCTTTTGACCCCGGAGTTGAATTAGCATACGACATAGCTGAAGGTACAGGTAAATTTGCAAAAACAGCACGAGAAGAAGGATTACCAAAAGCTTTTGGTATAGACCCTCAAGTCATGGATATAAGACGAAAGAGGGAAATGAGAAGAAAAAATCCTGATCAAGGATTTATAAATCAAAATCAAATGGGAGAATAAAATGGCAGAGAATCTTAATCAAGGTGCAGCCTATATAATGGGATCAGACAAAGTATCAGTTGATGATGCTCAAGGATCTAACAACTTATATAGAGAAGGTCTCGAATTTACTATGGAAGTAAAACAAGATGCGTTGCAAGTTGACATGCCAAAGAAGCAAACAAAACCAACTGTTGAAGCTTCTTTATTTAGTATGGCTGAACAAAGAGACTATTAAAATTAGTTAGGAATATAGCATGGCTGATGAAAGTTTTCTTCAACCTGATGATGATACACCTGTACCTATCCAAAACCCTGACGATCAGATGCCCGGATTGGCAGGCTACGTCAAAGCTAAGTTTGAAGATGCAGAGAACGGCAGACGTTCACACGAACTAAAGTGGTTACAATCTTACAAAAACTTTAAAGGTATATACGACTCAACGACTCAATATCGTGATTCTGAAAGATCTAAAGTATTTATAAAAATAACCAAAACTAAAGTTCTTGCTGCATACGGACAAATAGTTGACATACTTTTTAGCAATAAGAAGTTTCCACTTGTTGTTGAGCCTACTCCGATGCCTGAAGGTGTTGAAGAGTTTGCTCACATGAAAACACCGTTGGATCAAAATGAACAACCATCTGATCCATACGGCTTTGAGGGTGATGGCAGAGAGCTACCCCCCGGAGCTATGCAAGCAAGTGAACCTCACAAGCTAGGAACGTACGGTAGCGAGTTTCCTGACATGTTAGCATCAGGTCCTGCACAACTTGGTGAGCCACAAGTTAAACCTGCACAAAAGATGGCTATGAACATGGAGAAGTGTATCCATGATCAACTAACCGACAGTAACGCAGTCAATGTTTTTCGTAAAGCTATATTTGAATCAGCACTACTTGGAACAGGCATAGTCAAAGGCCCACTAAACTTTTACAAGCGTGTTCACAACTGGGAATTAGATCCTGACAGTGGACAAAAAGTTTACAGTCCTTACGAAAAAGTTATGCCACGTGTAGAGTATGTGTCACTGTGGGATTTTCATCCTGATCCATCTGCAACAAGTATAGAAGATTGTGAGTATGTCATACAACGACATCGTATGAACAGACAACAGCTTCGTGGTTTAATTAAACGACCATACTTTGATGCGTCAGCTATCGAAGAGTGTCTTGCAAAAGGTCCTAACTACGAGGACAAATACTACGAAGATACTATCCGTGAAGATGACACTGAACCGTACTATCAGGAAAACAGATATGAAGTTCTGGAGTACTGGGGGGTCATTGACAAAAAATATGCAGGTGAAGTTGGTATGGAAAATGCCAACGAGATGTCAGAGTTTGATCAACTACAAGTCAACGTTTGGGTGTGTGGTGGTATGGTCATTAGGTGTGTTGCTAATCCATTTACACCTGCACGATTACCCTTTCAGGCGTTTCCATTCGAGATAGATCCGTATCAAATATGGGGTGTCGGTGTTGCAGAGAACATGGAATACTCACAGAAGTTGATGAATGGACACTACCGTATGGCTATTGATAACTTAGCACTTGCAGGTAATCTTGTATTTGATGTAGACGAAGCAAGCTTAGTACCCGGTCAAAACATGGATATATTCCCCGGTAAGATATTTAGACGACAGTCTGGTGTAACTGGAACAGCAATAAACGGACTAAAGTTTCCAAACACTGCACCAGAAAACATACAGATGTATCAGATATCACGACAACTTGCAGATGAAGATACAGGCATACCATCCATACTACATGGACAAACAGGTGTGACTGGCACTGGTAGAACTGCTGCAGGACTATCCATGTTGATGGGTTCGGCAGGACTA